ATACTCGGTTGACAACTCCTCTAAAGAGTGTTGTTCCATATAGTCGCTTGTCCAACCTAATGATATTCCTTGTTTTGCGGCGTCCATTATCATATTCATTTTTGTCATCCCCTCGTCATAACTCCTCTTCTCTTCCTCTTTCGCTTCGTTATAAATCTTATTAAATAAGTCCCTACTTTCATCGTCCAATCTGTTTAAAGCGTCTTGCTGGGTATCATATATCCATTTTAAGTCCGCCACCTTTTGCCTTTGGGCTTGGGTTTGGGCTTGAACTACCTGCCAAGCCGTTGATTTAGCGTCATCATAAGCGCCTTGAAGCATTTGCAGTTCCATAGCCGCCACGCCTGCTTCTGCCTGTTTTGCCGCTATTCTGGTATTCCATAGTATTTCCTTTCTCCTCTTTGCCCCAGTTATAGCCGCTGTGGTAGCCAGCATCTCGCCCGTTTTCTGTATATCAATATCTCTATTCTCTTTTAAAGTGGCTATTTCCTGATTAAGCGAGGATACTTTTCCTATCAAACTTCCTATCTTTTGAATATTTTCGCTTGTTAATCCCATTTCCTTTAAAGCCATCTCTCTCGCTGTCTTAAGTGTCTCTGCTGGTTCTTCCTCTTTAGCCCCCATTATCCTTTGAAGCCAGCTCTGGGTAGTCTTTTGCTGGGCTTGGAGCTCTTTCTGACTTGTTTGGTATTGTTCTGTCAAATCCTTCAAACTCCCCAACTTCGCTTCAGCCCCCGCTTTTGCTCCTTCCGCTACGGCTGGCAAATTGTTCAAATCAAGGACAGGGGCTTTATCAATATTAAATCCGCCTATCCCCTGTAAGTTAGTTATCTGCTCCTGAAGTTCCGATGTCTTCTTCATCAAATCGGCGGCAGATAAAGTTTTATCCGCTTCTGTTTGCGATTTTTTAGTTCCTTTCGCCAGTTCTTCTTCTCTGGCTTCTTCTTCTATCCCTCCAGGATACCAAATATTCCCAGTTCCTGGGTCTCTTTCCGCTCCAGGTGGAAGTTCTCCTGGTTTTAGAGCGTGTAATATACCTGTTGATTTTTTTGCCATATTTTTTTAGTTATTAACCTTCATAATCCATCCTATGCCAACTTGACCCGTCGTAGGAATAAGGATGTCCGTTAGTATTAAAATATATGTCCCCTTTCACGGGATTGTCGGGAGGGTTTGGCAATGGCTTTAAATGTAATCTGTTCCTTAAATTAACAACTTCAAGGTCAATGTCGCTCCCCCCGTGTATTCTGGGATTTATGATAAAGGGATTAACCAATACCTTATTATTCAAAGTTTTAACGGCAAATATCTCTCCCGCCTCATCGCCTACTTCCCCTATCTTTTCCTTTTTCTTCTCGGCTTCTTCAAAACTTTTCGCCTTTATTCTGATAATTTCGCCTTTCCCAGTTTGAAAATAGAAACTGGTTAATCTTGGAGTTATATCTTCCACCTCCTCGTTTAATGGTTCGTTTTTAGACTTCTCTTGTTGAGCCATTTATTTCTATATAGTTAATTTTTACAGGATAAAAAGCGTCGCCGTTAGACCAGTCTGCTTCCACCCTAAAATCAGTCTGTATCGGTATTCCCACATTAAACTTTTTATAAGTGTTTACATTATCGCTTTCACCTTTTATTGAATAAGCCATTGAACTTCTTTTGCCCCTGTCGTAGGTTATTGACAAATCGCATCTCGCTGGGGTGTCTTCAAGTTTCTCGTAATGGACTTTAATGTTTTCTATTGTCCCAGCCCCCGTATTAAACATCAACGATTTCCAGTTAGAAGTTGTGGCATATCCTGAAAATTGAGCCAACTGGTAATTCGTCCCGTCGTTTGAAGCCACCATAGGAGTTCCGAAAGGCGAAGCCAGAGCCCCTACCGTAGAATATCCAGCGTCAGCCAACTGGAAAATATATTTTGGTATATTGGGAGACGGCGAGCCGTAAGCCCATACCTTCTCCCCCGCTACCCAGATGATAAAATTCTTGTATGTTGTAATTTGTCTTCTTTTCGGCAATCCGCCTTCAAAGTTTGCCAAATCCATAATTCCGTTTCCTTCCAATACCCCTATCTTATAGCCAGAAGCATAAGTGTTGTCTCTGTAAAATATATAATTGATGCCGTTATGTATGTATAAAGACCCTATTTCGCCGTTAACCACTATCTCCTGCTCCCAACTATCTTCTTCTGAATAAGGATTCCAGATAAAGACAGAACCCTGCTTTTTCCCAGAAATATCGGGGGTGGTATAGTAGACTTTCGCCCTTATATGGTCAACCGAATAGTTGGCATTATCTCTTGAAACTATTTTTAGCCGAAGCAACTGGCTTATATGAACATCTATTCCATAAAGTGTTCCAGGTCCGCCAACCGAATGGTATGCTTCCTCCGTAGTAAATGTTATATTTCCCCAAAAACCAAAACTGCCCTGTCCAGCGTTAATATATACTGATAATACCCCAGTCCCAGATGACACTTTTCCTTCCACCTGAACTTCTATCCCGACTACTGTGGCATCTTTCGGGACGCCAAAATCTTCATGGCAAGCATAGTAGTTCCATTTGCCTTCAGCGTCTGTAGTGGCATAATTATTGTCCGAAGTATAAGCGTTGGAAGCGTTAGTCCATTCCTGCGGCTCATACGAGACATCATCTACACTTATCCAATCCGTTTCTCCTATCCTGCTTGGCGAATTGGCGGCAACCAGCAATCTGTCCATATTCCAGCGAATGTCCTCTATTATATAACTTTTAGGTATATCAAAGGCGCTTTCAGTCCAATCTGTGCCGTCCCATTGGTCAACATTATACCCGTGTCCCAGATATAGTTTGTCGTCTCCGCCCTTTTCCAGAGGCATAGGATTTCCGCCCATAATAGAAGTAGCGCCACCTACAGCGGAAGCAAAATCATCGTCAAAATCAGAATCATCGTCTCTTGTCATATCGTATTTACCCACATCTCCGTTTCCAGCCCCAGAACCAGAATACCAAGAATAATAAATCTCGCCCTGATAGTAAGCCAAATCTTTTGCCGTAGCGTCTCCAGAATTGATTTCGTGAGGCAATTCTGGGAGATATGTTTTGGTGTTTACTTCCCCGTCCGTTATCTCATAAAAGGTGTCATCTCCCACTCCAAAAGTCCTATCGCCTGGGAATACTTGGTCTAAAATAGCGTTTACATTCGTAGTCATCGCCTCTTTTTGGTCTCCATTGGTCAGTTTTTTTAGCCCAGGCCCCTGCGTAATCATATTCGGGTCTGTCAAATCAATATCCGCCGTATCCCCTGCCTGCCTTGCGTCGCCAAAAGAAGGATAGTCGCTTAACAAAGCGCCTGACGCTAACCCCAAAAAGGGTGGTTCAATTTTTATACGCCATTTAGCCATTTTTATCCTGATAAGTCCAAGTTGTATCGTGTTTAGTTTGATAATTAGCCGTTCTTTTCACCGCTGGTCCGATTTCTGTCATAGTTATGCTTTCTGAAACAGGTATTATACACTTGTTTGTTTGGCTGTCAGACATAGACATAGAATCGGACACAGACACTTTTTTAAGTTCTGTTATTGTAAGTTTTGGTCTTTTGGTGGTTTCTGTTGATTCTTCTTTAGAGTAGAAATACTGAAGATTGCCGTCTTCCGTCCCAGCCGCCGTCTCTGTCTCAAATTTTACCAATATATTTACATGCTTTGATTCATTGTCTATCGCGTCCTGAACTATGCTTGATATGTCAAATTCCACCCACCCATAATTGTCTCCAGACGGCATAGTCGTGCTTGCCCCAGCGGGATTTGAGGTCACATAATCACCGCCAGCCGTTGTCCAAGAGTTGCCAGATGAATACTCGTTCCAAGTAGATTCTGATTCAGACCAACTATCGTTATCCAACTTATACGCCCATATTGTTTTCTCTGTATTAACATAAGCACCATTCTTGCCATAGTAGTAAAGGGACAATATAGCCGTATGGACATAACTCTCGCTAAAAGCGGATATATCAAAATAAAGTATTGACCTTCTTACAGCAGAACTTACATCTGAAACATTTAACGCTGTCTCGCTCCCGTAGTTGTTATTAGGGGAAGACTCCAATAAAAAATTATCTTTATCCGACGGTTGGTATACTGCCATTTTATGAGAAAGTTATTTGATATACTACATTAAGCCCTTGTCCCGATGTCAAGGATTTTGAACCTGTCAAAGCACGGCAAAGCATCGTTCCGTCAGAGGAAGCGTTGAACACGCCAACTTCTTCCACCGTCTTGCTTCCAGTCGCTGTCCAAGTATGGTCAAGCTCCAATGTGTCGTCTGTTTGAGCGTCCGTTTCCTGCGTAGGGGTAACGGCAGCCCTTGCCAGTCCAGAATCGGTAATCTCTGACACAAGTTCTGTTTGAGAAGCAGCTGGCGTTGTATTGTCAGTCCCTACCGCCATATATCTAAAAGCCGTCTTGCTTCCAACATTTCCAACCAAACCAGAAACTTCCGCCAAAGAAGCGTTAGTTATGGTATTTTTAATCCAAGGGGTTTCATCTATGACAGAACCGTCCCTGTCTATAATTCTGACTTTAACTCTGCCTTTTAATTTGATGCTATTTTTCATAATCTTATATACTTGAGCGAGTTTTGGGTTCAATTCTCGGTCTTTGGTCTGTGTGCCTTCTTGCGTAGAATTGCCCCATATCCTCTCTCACTTCTTTTATTAAACTTGATAAATAACTGACCTTTTCCGTTAGATTGTTAGCCAAAGCGTAATCCAACGCCGAGCCATAAGCGATTAAGCAATGGTAGTGGTTGTCAAACCCTGGCTCTTTGGTTGTATCCGAAGCAGTAAACTCATCTATATCCCTGCTCAAATAAAGTTTTAATCCTTTTGAAGCCGTGACATAACTTGTGCTTGGCTTTGGGTAAAGCATTATTGTCCTGCCTATCATATCGTATCCTTTTGGCATCCCAGCCTCCTCCATATATTCAGACATAGCCTGATGTATCTCGCTTTGGTCAAAAGGGTCAATCTGAATATAATCTCCGTCGCTGTTCTTCACTTCAATCCTTAACAATTTGCGAGCCGCCGAGGGTATGGTATAGTCCTGCTGATTGTCTGCCAGCGTAGCGGTGGCTATGGGCAAGGTGTCAAAATTGCTGTCGTCAAACTCCCAAGTTCCAGTCGCCTGCCAAATCCAATCGTCCGCCTTTCTATACCAAGTGTTAGCCGACCTGATAAAAGTAGCCCTGTTTAAAGTGGTTGTGTCCGACTCGTTTATGCCAAGCAATGAGAGGGTGTAATGAAAAATTGAATCTGATTTATCTACTGAATAATATATTTTCATTTTGTATTTTTGTTATTTTTTTCTTCTTTTAATTCCTTAATTCTGTCCCTGTAAGCCATATTTACGGCATATATTCTCCGCAAGTTCATCGTCTGCCAATGGTCGCAGGGATAATCAAGGTGAACGAACACTTTAAATCCTTTCTCTTTCGCTTTGCGGCAGAAATTGATATCCAGCCCGTATGTCTTAATCCCGTCTGGGTCATACTCGTTTGAAAACGGGGCTTTTACGGCTTCTAAAACCTTGCGGGACAGCATTATACAGCCAGTTCCCACCGCGTCCACTTCCACCAAACCTTCTTTGTCCTCAAGCGTTATGGAGTTGTAAAGCCCGTCCTTGTTTCTTTTAAAAGCAACTGGCATCACTCTGTCTTTATACATAAAGCATAACGCCCCTACAATGTCCAACTGGTAGTCGGCTAAATTAAGAATAGTTGGGGGCGGGACAATATCATCGTCAACCATTAAAAGGTAATCAAACTCTTTATGTGCTAAAAATCTCTGGACTATCTTGTTCCTATTGTTTGATATTGGTTTGTCCGCTGGGTATTCTATATAAACATCGTATGCCGATTGGGTTTGAATAGCGGTTATAACCCTTGACAATTCTTGGCGGACATTTCCCTCGTTTAAAATTGCTACCCATATTTTCTTTTTCATAAGCCGAACTGCTTCATTATTTTATCTTTTTCTTTTCCGATTATTTCATCGCCCCGCAACGGGTGGTCAAAAATTGTTGATATATTATACCCGTGCGTTGTGCAGCAATACATATTGTCAGACAATCGCGTAGCGTCAAAGATGAGAGGAACATATTCGTGGCTTTCAAGCCCTTCTATGTATTTAAAATGCTTGTCTGCGTCAAGAAAGGTTTCGGTCGGATAAATAATCGTATATTGTGGGTGGGACGATGTTCGCTTCCAATAAGCCAGTCTGTCTGTCGGGATATTGTAAACATAGCCGTTAAGATAATAAGTTGCCCCTTTTGGTCTCGGTCTCTCCATCTGTATTTCTTTAACAGCGTCCCTGCTGAACATATCGTCTGAACCGCAGTCCGTCACAAACACCCACCTGCTCCCTTCCACAATAGGTCTAATCCTCTCCATTGACCTTCCTATCCTTTCCTTCAAATCTTTGTTGTGTTCAACCCCCCTGTCGTCATACATCATTATCCCGTCAAAAGTAAGCACATAATCCAGCCCTGATTTTTTAAGATAACTCTCTATTTTGTAAGTAGTGGGATTGTCTTCCTCTTCTGGTCTGAAAGACAGCCAAAGTATAAAGTTCTTGTTGCTCTGATTTCGCAAACTTTTCAATGTGTAATTTCTAAATATCTCCGCCCGTTCAGCAAACCATTTCTCGCCCCTAAATCCGTCAAACAAGCCCAAGCCAGTAAATGGAACATAAATTAAATGTATCATATCTTCTTCTTAATTATTATAGCGTCTTGGTATCTTGTCATTATAATCTTGTCATAAATCCACGGCTTCTTGTCCCTAAACGGCGGAACTTTCTTTCCTGACAGCATTCGCACTATATCCATTGGTATATTTAATCCAGCCCCAACCGCCAAAGGCAATCCGCCAGAACCAAACCTGTTGTTGACTTCTATAAACCAAATCTTTTGACCCCTTTTGATACATTGGACATTAAAAGCGCCAACTAATTTTAACCCTTCCACTATCCTACGGGTATAATCTATCAATTTTTTGTCATAAGCCGTTATCCCTTTAACCGCCATACCATCTCTTACTTCCAATCGTTTACGGGGTAGAGCATACAGCATTTTGCCTCTCAAATTGCATAATCCGTCTATGGTATATTCCTGCCCCTCTATGTATTCCTGAACTATGCTTTCTGGAACTCTCTTTCGGTAAAAATCCAATTCCGCTTTATCGTTAATTTTATGGACATTTTTTGAACCAGAAGTGTCTTTAATCGGTTTAATAATCGCGGGGAACTTCAATTTATGCTTATAGGAAGTAAAGTTGTTCCAGTATTCTATGTATGTCTTCGGGTGCGGGACATTATTCTTTTTAAAAAAACTATTTGTCTCTACTTTGTTCTCCGTTTTTCTGTAAACCTCGTATTTAGAAACCGCCATCTTAACTCCTATCTCCGCAAACTTCTTTTTATTCTTTGCGATGACGGGCAGTTCGTAAGACAATATGGGTAGCAGTATGTCAACCTTCTCTTTCTTACAAATCTTTAACAACGCTGGGATAAACTTCTTATCGTCGGCTCTCGGAATTACATAATGTTTTTCCGTCATATAAAGCCCAGAAGCAAGGTGGTCTGCGTCCGCCGTGATAAGGTTCATATCAACCCTATACTTGGGATTGACATCTTTGTCCCACTTCTTTTGCCAATCTATCTCCTTTTGAAGGGCTTTAATTACATTTACTCCGTTTGTAGAACCAGCCGATGTAATAAGTATATTAACTGGCATAAAACTCTTTTTCGTTTTTAATCGCTATTCTCATTTGGCTTCTCACGCCAGTATTCTCTTTTGCACCAAGGATACTGGTTTATTTTTTTTATCCAATGACTTCTCGCCTCGTAATTCGGCTCTTTCATTTTCGAAAGTTTTTCCAATAACGCTTCCAATTCCTCTTTTGTCTCATACTGCCAAAGTTTATCGTATTTCATTCGGGTAATAGGATACTGCCCCAAAAGCACCGACTTCATTGGAACTTCTGAATTGCCGTCGTGTTCATTGCATCTCAATCCGCAATGATACTTCCTTATTTCCTTGTTAAACTGCTCGTTTGGGACTTTGCCGTGATAAATAACATTGTCATAACTTTTCCCTTCTATCCCGTAAAAATGGAAAGTATATTCTGGAAACCTGTCCGCTATCTCCCTTGCTAAATAAATGCCGTATTCTTCCTCCCTGTTCGGGTGGGCGCACATCCATATATGGGGATACTCGCTCGGTTTAAAACTGACTGGAAAGTCATCTATGTATTCAAGGAAGGAAGGCGCTACTTTCGGCTCTATCCCCACGCTTCTCAAGTTTTTCGCTTCCTCTTCCGTTTCGCACCAATGTTCCGTCTCGGGGTATAATCTCAATATTCTTTGCCCTTCTGGGTTGCTAATAAGCCGTAAAATGTCAGAACCGCACCAGAATATAGTTTTCTTTCCCTTAAACCGCCAAAATGTGTCCCAGTCGCGGTCGTTATACATACCAAAAAAGAGGACATCGGGGTCGTCAATTCCTCCCCACTCGTCTAAACCCCAGATATTCAAAACTTTATCTTTAAAGGCGATTACTGACTCTGATACTCTAACCGTTAACATTTTTTAATAACTCCTTAATTCTTTTTTCGTAAGTGAAGTTGTTCCTTACAAACTTCTGCCCCGCTTCGGCTATTTCCTTCCTATCTTTCTCTTTGTCGGCGTAATCTTCAAGTATGGCTTTCAAATCGTCCCACCTCTTGTATGTCAGATAGTGAACGCCGTCAACAAAACCTTCCTGCTCCAATCCGTAAAGTCGCGGGTAAACCAGCAGTCCGCCTGCGTTCAGAACTTCGTAAATCCTGTTATCCCAGTAAAACTCCTCGTTCGGGACTGGGGGGACAAAAACATACTTGGCTGAAACGCATAAATTGTTAAAGTCCCGTCCCCAAACATTGCTGAAAATCTTAAATTTATTTCCATACTCCTGCCTTAATCTGTCAAGAAAGGGCTTTCTAAAGTTATACGGAACTCCTATAAATGTCGCTTCTAAATCATACTCCTTCCTGTATTTGCCTTTCTTCTTCTGTCCAGTCCCCATATGCAGTTCAAAAGCGTTCTCGTATTTGTGCCTTCTCACCCAGTTTCCGTCGTTAAAGAAGGCGTAATCAACCAAAGGCATTATTTCCTCTCCAATCCTGTCGTTCAGAAACCACATCTTGTCTGGCATCCACCAAACTTTCTTACATTTTATTATGCTTAAAAGCTGTTTTAACCTTTCTAATGAAGCGGAAAATGCGAAGTCGCTAGAAGTGTCAACTCCGCCGTGATGAAATAGGAATAAATCTACCTTCTCAATTTTTTTAATCAAATTCTCGTAATCAAAATCCCTGTCATTTACCGTTATCGCTATAACTTCACGCTCTTTTTCAAGGGCTTTTTTAATATCTTCCGTAAATCCGTATTGCTCGCTAATTAAGTCTGCGAAATATAATACTTTTTTCATAGGTCATCTACTAACGCCAGCTTGAAGGAAAGCGTTAGTTTCTCCCTTCAAGCTAAACGACCTTTTAGTGGTCTACTCGGAACTCTTAATCTTTACTCCGCCTACCGTATCAAGAACCTTCACGCCGTAAGCTATATCACCAACCAATCTGCTGTAAAGTCCGTCACCTTTGATTGCCTGCAATCTTGGTCCCGAATTCATACCGTTGATGTTGGCAACAGCGTAAGCAATAGCTCTCTTGTGAACCAAGAAATTGGTCTTAGCAGTTTCTCCCCAAGTGGGAGTATTGGAACTCAAAGTGATGGGAACTCCAAACAATGAACCGTGCTTTCCAGTAGCCATCGGAGCATTGCCTCCGCCAAATACGCTTGCGTCGTAAATCGGTGTGCTTCTCATCAGAGCCCAGTAAGAACTTGGGTTGAATATCCACAATAAGTCCTCTCTGGGTATTGAGTAAGAATCGGCAATCGCAATAGCACTTCGGCAGTCGGTAGATGTAATAGCAGTGGTGGAATCGTTAACATTCAAAGCAAGGCTGTCTCTGGCTTCTTCTAACAAATCTGTGTCTAACTTTCTTGCTAATCTGTTGACAATCGCGTCTCCGTAAGATTTCTGAAGATTATACTTTTTGGCAATCTGAGATGCCATAAAGTCGGTAAATCTCAAAGAATACGCTTGCCAAGTGTCCAGAGTCAAAAGAGTTCTGGTGTCGGCAACATATCTGTCCGTCAGTTCACCTGTGGTGGTAGTCACGCTGGAAGGAGCGGCAAGTTCGTCAATAGCAGGTATCTGAATTGTTTCACCCCCGCCAGTCACATCATCTGAAAAGTCCAGAAAATGAGTTGCGGCTACCAAATTCCTTCTAAAGAATTCCTTAACATAACCACTATATACAACAGGTCTAAATACCGCGTAAAATGGATTTTCTGCCATTTATCTATACGCCAGCACCTTTTTCACGCTTCGCTTTCTCGTAAGATTTTCTAAGAGCTTCATCTATCTGAGCTTGGCTCATATCGGGTGTAAAATCTACTTTTTGAGAACCAGAAGAAGATGATGAAGGTGCAGGCGTCTTGTTTTCGTCTGCGACCTTTTTTCGCCTATATTGGATGTAGTCTTCTTCTTGTTTCCTTGCTTCATCCAAGCTAATGCCCTTGTTTGAAGCCACATTGGCGATGTGGTCAAACTCTTCATCAGAGATGTCGCGATTTTTGATTAAGAACTCTACTTTTGCCTTCCAAAAGTCCTCGCCTTCGGGAGCAGTCTCTCCTCCTTCTTTTTTCTTCTTTTTGAGTTCTTTTAATTCCTCTTCCGCTTTCTTAGCCCGAGCAAATAGCTCTTTGTTCTTCTTCTCTAAATCTGAGGCAGTAGCTTTGTCAGGTTTTTCAGGAGCTTCCTGACTATCTCCCTGTGAAGCTTCTTCGTCAGAGGTAGCTTCTTCCTCCTCTTGGTTTGTAGGAGTTTCCTTCTCCTCTTCTATTGTTTCTTCTGCCATAATTTTAAGAGATTATTAACTCGTATGATTTTTTACAGCTGGTGAACTCCAGCAAACGACCTTATATACCAGTCAAGCCCTTCTTCTTTTCAGAGCTTAACTTTTCCAATAACATATTAAATCCTTCCAATTCTTTTGTTATTCCAACCAGCACTTCCCTTCTGTCTTTGTCTGTCTCGTCTATGACAAACTGCTTAAAATCGTCAATCCTCTTTTTAAGTATTTCCTGAATTTTCGCCTTATTTACCTTTAAAAAGGTTTGTTCCGCTGATGTTAATCTCATCGTATTTTTATCGTATTTTTATCGTGTTCTAATTGTCTCGGTTAACGCCGCTGGGGCAGGCATCGCTGGCGGTGAAGCCACCGAGCCACCCCTTGCCGACTGAACCTGCTGAACCAAATCGGGTTCGCCTATATCAAAATCTTCTGGGTTAAATCCGCTCAAATCTAACGCTTTCTTGATTATCTTGCTTGTTCTCGGGTTGTCAAACACGGCTGGGTTAGAACCTAAAATCTGCAATACAACCTGCAATGTGCTTAATTTGGCGGCAACATCTATATTTTCCCCAACTATGGTTATATCAATTTTGTGCTTTAAATTGCTGTAAAAGTCCTTTGGTATTTTAAACTCCTTCCTCTTAATTCTTTCCGCCTCAATTCCCTCCATAATCATATACTCCTCCCTGTCAATGTATTCTCCCCTGCCCAACGCCTCTATGACTTTCTTGTTCATCTCCCTGCTTGTCAGCATCCTTAAAAAGTTCGCCGAATGTTCGTCCCCCGCAATAAGATTTTCAATTAAGATTTTGTGCTCCTTTCTGTTTTCCTTTTCAAAATCGGGCAATACCCAGTCCCATAAAATCTCCTTGATAAACGAGGCAAGGTTCTCTTTCTTCTGGTCGTAGAAGCCAGCGGTCATTCGGGCTTGAAGTATGGTGCTTCCAAGAGGAACTCCAGAAGGGGCTCTCTCCCCCGTTATCGGCTCTCTTGAGAAGGACTTTCTTAAAGCTGCTTCTTCCCACCTGTTCTCGTCGTAAGAATACGCCTGCAGATTTCTTTCTTCCATCTTTACGGGTTCTAAAGGTGCGTTGCCAAATATAATATCGCCGTTTTCAAGTTCGGTAAGCAGATTGGACATCAAGTTGGCGTCCCTTGTCTGGTATAGATGAAGGGAAGTCCAATGCAGCCCGTCCGCTTTATAATTAGCTATCCTGTTTAAATAAATCTGGTCTCTGAATAGTTTTTCTATCTGCCCCCTTCCCAACAACCTTCCCAGCACTTTTTCCCAAGGCAATCCTTTGTAGTGCGGCTCATACCGAGACGCAGAAGCCAAAATCGTCTGGGATTTGGGTTCAAAGATAAAGTAGTTGTCCTGATAATTTAGATAACCTTTTGGAAACCAGCATTCGTAGTATTTAACCCTGTCCGCTTCTTTCTCCACCCCAGAAACATCCCAGCCCCTCTTTTCCGCTTCCGCCAGAAAGGCGTCCATCGCCTTTTCGTGTATCTCTATAATCGGGGTATCCCACAAATTGTCCACATCTGGTCTGACTATAAGATTTCGTGGGTCAACTATAAGAACTTCGTTTCGCACCTTCTTAACAAAGAGATGTCCGTATTTGGCAAGAAAGACGGGATACAGATTAAGGTCTCTGGCAAAATACTTGTCCTTCATCCAGAAGTTTAACTCCTTTGATTTCAGCCAAGAAGCCCAGTATGAGTTCCAGTCCTGCCCCAAAAGCATTATATTCCGCGTGTCTATATCCAGCATCTTGGAAGCCACTTCAACTGGCAGATTGACTATATTGTAAAAAACGCGCTCGCCAGAATCGTCGTCCCTGTATTTGGACAAAGAATAGAGGTGGGCTAACTCCAAAACTTCCGCTTGGGTTGGAGCGAAAGAGGGATTGCTTTCCAACTCGGTGTTGTTGTAGTAATCTATTTCGTTTTTAATCGCTTTGTTCAATTCCTCCATATTTTATTTTTTCTTTTTATGCCATTGGCTATAACAAACTCCCAATCTCTGTTTGCTTTTAGGAAACTCACGCTTCATAACTTCACTATCCATACAACGAGCTATGAAATCGTCTTTTGTTTCCCCTTTTTTTCTTACTGGCAAAGGCATATTATCTGCGGTTGCGACCTCTCCCGACTCTGCGGGTAGTTTTACAACCGCCTCTTCCTCTATTGGCTCTAACTCCCCGTCCAGAGCCGTCTCTGCGGGGAACGCCTCTTCTTATTTTTCTCATATTATCTTCTTATTTTTTTCTTCTTTTTCTTTTCCGACCAGCCGCCGCCATTTTTTGAAACCGCTTTTTCCCATACTTTCTCCTTCCAATCCAAGCGGCTAAAGCTTTTGGACTTCGCACTTTTCTACTTTTTCCAGTTCTGGTTCTTCCCTTTTTTCTTCTTAATTTTCCGACCAACGACTTAAATCGCTTGCCAGAACCTACTTTTTGCTTTTTTCTTTTTGCCATTTTAAATAAATGATTTAGTTTTTCTTCTTTTACGGCTGCTTTTTTTTAACAACTCTTTTAACTTGTTTTGCGGCTCTCTCCTTTGCGGGTCTAAGTCCCAAACCGCCAAAGCGAGGGCACTTACGCAGTTATGGACTACAATTCCATTCGCTATAAAACTTTTATCATCCTTAACTTCTAAATTATATACTTCTCCCGTAAAATGCTCCTTCTTAATTTTTCTGCTTCTGCTTCCGTATTCAAATTTAGAAATATGCTTGATGTAAGAGCCCTTTCTTGGCTTATTATATATATAAACCCAATACTGGTCTTTTGTGTCTACATCATACCTGTGTCTTTTAACTCTGTTTAAAACAGCATACTTTCCCACGCTAATTGCCAAATCTCTCATAGAGAGGGCTAATGATTTGCTCGTAGTCGTTCCTACCCAATATCCAGCATCCTTTCTATACCACCCATCTCCTTTTAACCAATATCTTAAAGTGTATCTTAAATCTTTTCCGAGATAACGGGCATAATACGGCAGTTGTTTCTCTCTATTCTTATCATAACATTTAGATAAAATATGATGTAAAAATTTGCTTTCAAAGCATAAGGCAAACGCTCCAGACCTGCTTCCATACTCTCTGTCTTGGACTTTTATTCCAAGCGATAAGATATAATCTCTGATTTCCCGTATTAAATCTTTGTCTTTCTTATTAAACGCTATACTACATCTGTAATCCTTGCTATTCATTCTTCCAGCGTGCCCTTCCGCCAAAAATAATCCTAAAAACTTCGCAAAACTTTTATCCAACTTTATACTTCTTAACTTGACGTGCGTCGCTTGTTTCCCATTTTTGTAAAAATCGCTCTCTTTCAATACTTTATTCTCATTTTTTCCAAGTTTCTCCTTAATGGAAATTTGGCGATAAGACTTTTTCCAATCCTCTGGAAATACCCATTTTCGCTTCTCTCTGTAAGAATATAATCGCTTTCCTCTATATTCTCCAGTCGCCGAATATAGCGGGTGGTTATAACTCAATTCCAAATCTGCTTGTCCCCAAAAATCCATATTGTAGAAAGTTCCGTCAAATGGCTTTTTTATAAGCAACTCAACTGGTTTAAATCTTCCCCTATGAGTTAAGACCAAATCCCCAACTTTTATATCTTCTATTGGCTTATACCCATTTATTGTCTTAACAAGCGTTCCCTTTTTTAAGCAGTCGTCGTGATAACCTTGCGGGGCTCCGTATTGGATATTCTTCAACGGGAGACCCGTCTTCTCGTTCAGATACTTATATTCATACGCCTTCAATTCGTCTATTAAAACGGGGATGTTGTGAATTTTAATATACTTGTTCTCTACAAAAACGATGAGATTTCCTATCAACTCCTCTTTTGATTTGCCAGTAAAGGTAAAATCTTCAACAAAGACGCCCGCTCTCATCAAGTCCTCATATATCGGCTTGCCAACCCCAGAAGCGTCTATAATAACTCGGGCATTGTTATATCTCCGCGAAACGGCTATTATCTGCTTTTTCTGTAAGGGGTAGTCCCTGCCTTTAAATCGGTCAAAGTAGACCATTTCCTTGGTCTCGGCGTCAATTACAACGAATACAGTCCAATCGGTAGTTTCCGCTATATCAACTCCCATAACATATCTGTGCGCTTCGGCGTCCTTCAAGGTATCTCCAACAATTTTGTCCACATCGCGGAAGACAATTCCAGCGTTTGAAACGAACTCCGCCAGATATTCCTGCCTAAACACCAATTCTGGGGTGCTCTTCTTTATCTCCTCAAGTTCCTCTTCTGAAACTTCTATCCCGTCCGTTGACACAAAATGGAAGGCGGAACCTTTTTCTTTCAACAGATACCACTTCTTTTCAAACCAGTTCCTTCCTCTCGGGGTTGAGATGTAGTATGTCCTTCCCTTCTTGGTGGCGGAAGCGGTAATAGGTCTCACATACTGGTGATAAATCTTTTCTGGTATCAAAGCGGCTTCATCGACTATAACAAGGTCAACCCGCTCGCCAAGCAGCGACATCGGCTCGGTGGTTGACTTGCATTGTATCCAAGTATCCGCGGCGTATCTGAACTCGTAAGGTCTGTTCTTCCCCCCTGAAACATACTTTCCCAAACTTCGGTTATATTTCAGCAGAAAGGTAGAAAGGAAGTGTTCAAACACCTTTGATGTCAACTCATAACTCGGGGCGACTATAAAGCATTTCCAAGGAATGCCCCTGCTTATATGTGAAGCCATCTCTTTAAAAACGATGTATGCCATTATGATGCTCTTTCCAAAGCCCCTGCCAGCCGAAACGATAACTTCCCTGTTATTACATTTTAAAATTTCTTCCTGTCCTTTAAACGGATACCATTTTAACTTTTTCTGTATTTTAGCGTCTGAAATCATTTATATGGCGTTTTAACGCTTCTTTCCCCTTTTTTATTATTTATTGTGCTTTATTGTCAAAAATAGGATTTTATTGCGGGGGTATCATAACAACTATCCAAAACTTCCCAATTTGACCTACCCCACCCCCTTACTCATCTCCCGTTAACCTCTATCTAAAATCCTCTTATTCCCCTCTAATTGCCTCTCTGCGGGGTTTTTACGCTTTTTTAGTGGTATTATACCTCTTCCCCTGTTTACGGCTCTAATAACGCCTATTCACGCATAAAATACATCTGTCTATAAATTTAGCGTCTTTTTCTGTTGCCATATCAGGATTAACCCATTGCTCTTTAATATCTATTATTCTCCGCCCGCAGACATTGCATATCTTATACCCTTCTTTATCCGTTATGCTTTTAACCCCGTTTTCTATGACTACTTTTGATCCTTCTGGTATTGTCCCGCTAACTTTTGTCCCGCTAACTTTCGCTTCTTTTTGTCCCGCTAAGGACTGATTTTGTCCCGCTAAATGTCCCGCTAAGGAACGCAGATACTGCTTTTTACACTTATCTGAACAATACTTAGCCGTATCTCTTTTAGATTCAAACTCTTTGCCGCAATTTATACATTTATTCATAATTTTAGCTTAAAATACTTCTATTTGTGCCTGTTTTTGTTCTTATCTTTTGTCTTTTTAAGGGTGTGTGTGTGGAGATAACTGGTAAATAACGCCCAAATAATCTTATAACCTTAAGATACCTGTAAATAACTAATAAACTAACCTATAACTAACCTTAACTAACTTTTTTTATACTTACTTCTTAATTCTTTTTTTTCTTTTTAGCCCGCCGAAAGTATCAGATGTTGTATCAGATGTTATATCTATGGATGTTGTTTCTATGTAAAAATAACGAGGGCTAACGCTTTCAATATAACCTTCGCTTTCTATCCTTTCTTTCATCTCTTTTTTTATAGCCCGCAATTCTGACACTATCTCTCTTAATAATTGTTTTTCTTCTTTACCCATAATTTATTTTACGCTCTAATTGCCTCTCTCAGCCGTTTTTATCCCGAAGTTGATATATTACTCCTCTAAATCCTTAAACAGAGCAACCGCTTTAACTTCTCCTTTGGGATACTTATTCTTTAATTTTAATAACATATCCGCCGCCGTTAAGGAAGAACGCTTATCCTCTCCCAACATTACCTCGTATAGTTTAGCCAGTATTACTCTGTCATCTATTTGAGCCAGCAATTGCTTCCAACCCTCTTTTGATAATAAATTCTTGGTTGGGTTCTTCGCCGTCGCCTCGCTGTAACCGCCGCGCATCATCAGCGTTTTAAAATCCAAACGCCCGCCATTTTCAATGGCTTCAATCATCTTTCTAAAGGTTGTCTTCTGCTTTAAAGTAGGTTTTGCCATAGCAACGATTAACAATGTTATTTAACACACTTGTTATCATAGCATAAAATGACCTTTTAAGCAACACCGCACTTTTTCCCTTTTCTCTCTCTTTGTATAATATCCTGTGAATAACTTTTTAAAACCCCCGATTTTAGCTTAAAACTACCCTCTTGACTTCTCTTCTTGGTTTGTATAAAATAGAAGGTGTGGAATACTTATTCACAATTAACCGCCAGAGGCAAGCTGGTACATTAAAAATATGGGTAAAATAAAATGGGTCAGAATTGACAGAGAAACAGGAGAAAAAGAATATATTACTTTAGAAGAAATGAAGAAAGGATTAAAAGAAAGTTATAAAGATATTGAGCAAGCTGTTCATTCGCTTATTACAAAACAAGTATCGTCTCTTAGAACTCCTTTCTTTAATTACGAAATTGAAGATTAGTCTTCCAATTCATAGCCCTTGATTTCCTTGCCAAAATTGAGGGCTACCATTGGAAAGATTAACCGCTTGTAGCAGGACAAGCACATTAAAAAATGAAAACATTAAAAGATTTAAAAAGATGGATTCGCCGCTATCATAAAAAGTATAATGGTGAATACTATAATTTGTTAGGATTTTGCGAGAATGCTGAATTATCTCCCGATGTTAAAAAACTATTCACTTTTTACAGAGAGGGGATACCTTGCGGATATGATTGGGTGAATGGAAATAGTAAAATGAGAAACTTTATCAACGAGTGTATAAAATAAAACAGAGATATAATAACCTTTCAACTCAGCCCATTATACCTGCTTATAGTGGGCTGGGATTGGTAGATTATTTAATAGTAAAGGTCAACCTCATAATTTAAACCGCTTAATTACAAAAATGATGGATAAAGAACAATTTGAAACCTTTGACGAATACTTGAAAAGAAGAAAAGAGGAAAAGAGAGAAAATAGAAACCTTATTAGATTTTATGGGCTGTTATTCTTAATGCTCGCCGTTGTTCTCCTACTCCTCTACTTTTAAAAAATACTCTCCCGCTCGTTGTTCCTGTAGCCGCCTGACGGGGGCATAAATCAGGAGACGGCGGGAGGGTCTTTTTTTTATTCTAACAAAAAAGAGGCGGTTCTTAATAAAGAAACCGCTCTTTTTTTTATTCCTATTTAAATAATTGCTTAATATCCTCTAATGCTTCGTTATAGCCAATTCTTTTACCAAGCAAATATAATGTATTATCATCTTCATTATCTTCAAAATGTTCCCAAGTTTTGGAAGTCGCTTCTAAATAACTTCTTACATCTTTTATCTTCCTTTTCTCTATCTTCTCTAATAGTTCTTTTTTTTGGGCTTCTAATTTGTCTTGAAATATCTTCTGACATTCTCTACAATCCGCAAAATGCTCTTGGGCTTCTATGTGTTCCATTTGTTTCATTCGTTTTTCTTCTTTAGTCATAGTTTTATTTAGAGTTTAATAATTCCCTTGTCCTAAAAATTCTCGCCCATATCAACTCTATTGCTTCTCTCCCATCTGGATATTTGATTATATTTTTACCAACTAAGAATAAAGTATTCTCACTCGCTTCTAACATCTGGCGATGTAAATCTTCACTATTTTTAAATGTTTTGAGAGAAAATCCAAATACTTCTTTGGTTGTTTTTAACTTATCAGGTTTAATTTTCTTTTCTTTCTTCATAGTTTTATTTACTCTTAATCTTCTTTAGTTAAATTCCACAAAATCTCACCAATGGGTCGCCCTTCAACATTATGTTCTTTAAAGAATTGTGGACGGGCTACTTGATAGAATTTTAAGAGGTTCTGATAATAATTCTCCTGACCTTCCTTTATTTCTATTGAACAAGGATTCGTATCCCATACGCCATAATACATCGCCCAATATGATGGATAATTTATATCATACCTATAATTCATAATTTATTTTTTAATCGTAAAATTGAAATCTTTTAAGTTAATTTCGGGGAGTTTTGCGATTAAAACTTTAATTTCTTCTTCTAATCTCTTAATCGTATTGTCTTTAACTTTCAAAATTGCCTCAAACTTTTCTTTGGTAAGTTTTAATTCAGTAGCGTTCTTAGCTTCTAATAACTCTATTTCTTTCTCTTTTACTTTTCTGTCA